GGTTCACGACTTTGCTGCTTTTGAACCATCGATCAAAGGCTGGAGAACTCAGTGCAGGGGCTCGGCTGAACATGGCATCCTGACCGCTCAGGTTGTCCAGCGCATTGCCGCCCAACTCAAACGTATCGGCTGCGGCCTCAGATCGCAGAGCGATGTCTTTTTGCAGATCGGCCTGAAGGGCTCGCAAGTCTGCGGCCTTCTCTTGGCTGGCGCTGTCGCGTGTAGCCTTCTCTGCTCGTTCCTGCTGCGCTTCGATTTCTTCGCGGGTGGGAGAGACAAGGACTGGGGCTTCGGCGCTGCTCTGCTCGTTGCTAGCTTGAGCAATTAAGTGCTCGGCATAATCCATACCGGTCTTGGTGATCTGGATTTCGCCCAGAAACGAGCCATCTGGGTTTGTCAGACGGCGCTTATTTCCCACGATTTGCACCGTGGCACCCTTGCCAACACGGTCCCGCACCAGCGCCTTGCGGGTGATTGCCTGCCCGTTGTTGACGACGTTCTTGTTCAGCGCTTCGCGCGCTACGGATCGAGCCAGAACGGTCGCGCCGTCTTTGAAGCCGTCCATATCAGCATCGTCTGCGGCCCTTGCATCCTCTGCTGCTTTTGCCGCTGTAATCTTGGCTTGATTCTCAGGACTTGAGCCGATCTGGTCGGTTCTTGCTGGCGCTACTGGCTTGCTTGCGCCTTGGGCTTTCCCTGCATCTTCACGGCCTGCTGGGCGATCTTGCTCGCCAACTTGGTTTCTTGCGGGCTCGGCTCGCGCCCGTTCAGCCAGTTGCGCAGCAGGCTCTGCCCGGTCTCGCTGCCCAGCAGTGTCTTGTTTTGTGCCATCTTGATCTTTCAGTGTTCCAAGTAATTCATCGCGTGTAAGCGTTGGCTGCTCTCCAAACATGCCATCTTGCGAGGCATTGTCGCGTGCAATGTTCATCTGCTCAATGGCTTTTTGCGCCATGTTTCGCAGTCCAGCGCCCATGGTTTTGGCGCTGCGCATGTTCTCGCCCAGGAACTCAGCCACCACATAGGTCTCAGGCGACACAGCGATGTCGATGTTGCGCACCACATCGGACAGTTTGAGGCCCTTGCGCACAGCATTCACCGCCATCTCTGCGGCCTCTGCCACCACGCTGCGCAAGTCAAACTCGCCTGCTTGAGCCAGCTTCGACATGGGGCCTGCTGCCTGGGCCAGCGCACTCATAACAGCCCGCGCCTCGGTGTCTGTGGCCTGGGCGTACAAACGCACCAGAGCGTCGTTCCCATAGGCTTGCTTGAACACCGCTGCCATCAAGCGGTCGGTCGCTTGGCGTGTGGGCGTGCCATCGGCGTTGAGCATGTTGCCGCGCTCAGATTCAGGCATTGAGTACACGAAGCCACTCACGCTTTGATCGGTTGGCTCGCCGTTGTCTTTGAAGGCTATCGCCTCCAAGTCAACACGCTTGCCATCGTTGGCGGCTTCTTCCACGGGAGACAGGCGTGCGGTGGCGGTGGTGTTACTGCGGTCGCCAATGTCGGCGGTCACATCAGATGGGTTCATCACGCGCACCAACACCGGCTGACGCATGGCCTGAATGCTGGCCGGGTCAATGCCCAGGCTCTGCGCGTCTTGCTCCAGCTCGGCTCGGTAGTCGGCGGTGGTGTTGCGGCTGTAGCCCTCAATCACACCGGCTGCTCGGCCATTGCCAGCAACAGCGCGCAACATGCCCGCTGTGCCCTGCGCATACTGCTGGTTGGTGGTGCCGTCTGCATTGTTGGATGTCAGCAGGCTATCGGCCTCGACCACAACGTATTGGGTCTTGATGCGATCCCCTCGGCCATCAGCCACGGTCTCTGATCGGCCCATCACGGCCCCCGCTGGCATGTCGCCAAACACCACGGGTGCGCCTTGATCCATCGTGCGCGACTGGCCTGCTCGCAGGTAGTCAGGCTTGGCTGCAATGGCGTTCATTTGCGCAATGCTGGACGCTGTTGTGCGGTCTCTGTTTTGCAGAACAACTTCTGGGGTTGGCGGCGCTGATGCCTGCGCCGCTTCGTTTTTCCGAGATTGCTCCGAAGTTTCTCCGTTTGGTTGATCTGTGGTGGGCGTCACCAGGGCAGCTTCAGCCGCTTGCTGGGTTGGGGCGCTTGCCTGGAGCGAGGCATCGCGCTTGACGCCTTGCAGCACGAAGCGGCCATCGGCATTTTGCTGCGCGGTCCAAGTAAATGCCGGGCGCGTCTTGCTGCGCTCGTTCATCGCGCGGGTCGCGTCTTCTATGGTCGCGTAACCGTCGCCCCGGCGACCGGTCCATGTGGTGGTATCGGTCAAGGGTGCAGGCCCTGCACCCTTGATTTCCGGTGTGGCCTGGGCTGCATCCATCCCTTGCGGCATGGCGCGTTGGGTCAGCTCATCGGCTGCGATCCCGGCCTGATCGAGCCCACCGGCCAGCAGCGCGGCGTCGTCCAGCGTCACGGCCCGAGGGGCGGCTCTCACCGCCGCCTGGGCAGCACCGATGGCTTCGTCCACGCTGGGCGCACTGCCGATCTCGTTCATGGCCCGTTGTCTGGCGGCGTCGGCCACCTCGGCTGCGGTGGGCTCGCGCTGGAACATGCTGCGCAAGCGCTCGATGTCGGCCTGGGCGGCTGGGGTAAATGGGGCTGGTTGAACACCGGGCGGCACTGCGCTACCCAGCAACCCGCGCATCATCTGCCCGGCATCGGGCGTCGGGTCAATGGGTGGCGCAGGGGTTTGTCGCCCGGTCATGTTGAGCGCTGCTGCACCAACCGACATCGGCGCAGAGGTCACGGCGGCAGTCGCCATCGCTTGCGGAACACCTTCCATGAGGCTGCGGTTTTCGTCCACCGTTTGAATGGCGAAGTTGCTCGCCGCCTGGGTGCCGCCCTCCTCAAGCTGCTCGCCGATGCTGTCTTTGACCGCCAAGCCAGCAGCATCTTTGACGCCAAACTGCTTGGGCGCACCCCGCGCCACGCGAGAAACGATTGCAGCCTCGGCCCCCATGAACCCCAGCAGGCCCAACGGTGCGGCCATCAGCGCGGCCATGCGCGACTTGGTGACAGCCAGCTCCCTGCGGGCATCTTGCGGTGACAGGCCCGAGCGCATCAGCTCTTGGTAGTCGGGTGACTTGTCCAGCATCGACTGGGTCATGGACTGGTCGTCCATGTAATGCTCAAAGGTCGAGCCAGCGGCGTCGCCGCCTGACATCACCATTGATCCACCACTGCCGCCCGCGAGTGCCCCTGCGACTTTTGCTGTGGCGGTGATGCCACCGCTGGTCAGCGCGTTGGACAACGCCACCGCTGGAGACAGGCGACCGGCCACAGCCACGCCGCCGACCGCCAGCCCACCGCCCAGCGCACTGGCAGCAGCAATGCCCGCCATCATGGGCAACTGGCGCACCAGCTCTCGGATGCCCAGCGAGGGGTTACCCAAAAGCTGCGAAGCGGTCTCGACGTACTTGCCAACAAAACCCTCTTTTTCCTTGATGCTCATCTGCATCAGGGCATCACGGGCTTTGATGATCTCGGACTCTTGGTCGCGCATCGAGGCCAGCTCGGTGCGAAGACGGCCCGCCAGCGCACTGTCAGGGGCCACCAGATCGACCGCCAACTTGGGCACGGTGACAACGCCTTGGGACAGGGCGTTGTAGAAGTCCTTGCCGTAATCCACCGCAGAGCGCGATTGATCTGCCACCTCTTGCAGCTTCATTCGCTCCAGCTCGGCCTTGGTTGGCGCGAAGGCTTGGTTCTCCTTGCGCGTGTCCAGCTCGCGCATGGTTTTGGTCGGCATCGCTGCGTCCGAGCGCGCAAAGTCCGCTGTGCGCTCGCGGGCGACCTGACCCCGCCAGCCGTCTTGATCCGCTGCCTTCTGGCGAATTTCTGGTGTGGCCGCATCGAAAGCGGCGTTGAACTCCTTGCGGACCTCTGGGCGCAGCGGCACACGGCTGGTGGTGGCGGTGTCTGCCACGGGGTCCATACGCCCCTCCAGCACGCTCTTGAATGGCTTAGCTGTCGGCTGGAAAATGGTGGGCCGCTCCTCATCAAACCCCAAAAAGTCAGCCGCTGCGCCCACCGCACTGTTGGCCCGGCTGCGTAAGGTGGGCTCTTCTTTGGGCGCTGGCTCATCCAGCGTGGCCTTGCTTGAAAAGTCTATGGTTGCTTTGGACGAAAAGTCCAATTCTTCATCTTCGACAAGACTGGCACGGCTGGAGAAGTCAAGTGGCATGTCAGTTTTTCCGGTAGGTTTTGCCGTCTTTGGGGTTCACGAACAACGCCCCTTTGGGCAGCGCATCAAACTCCGCTTGCGTGATCGACCTGTTTTTGGTTGCCCCATTATCCCTATTGGTTGACCCTGTGCCAACAGGCACAGCAGGTGCAGCAGGTGCAGCAGGTGCGCCTGTTCCCGTGGTGCGCAGCCGAATCATGTCTTTGAGTTTTTTGTATTCCAGGCCGTCGTCTGTCTCGTTCCAGTCGGCCAAGGCGGCGGCGTGTTTTTTCACATTGCCTCGGAAATCTTCGAGTTTCGGGCGATCTTTGTCCAGGTCGTTCATCGCGCCGCGCAACACGCTTACCGTCTCGGGCTTGTCATCATCCCGAGAGCCGCCCCGAGCCGTGATGCCTTGCAGCATCGCTGACGTGCGCTTGTCAGCCATCTTGTCTTGTTGGTCAAAAAGTCTTGCCTGAGAAGCTGCGCGCTCTGACTCCCGCGCCTCGTCTCGCGACTCCCTTGCAGCATCCTTTTGGCGCAGATTTTCGCGGTCCACTTCTTTGTTGAAATCCCCGAGCAACTCCTTGCGAACCGACCCCGGTGCGCCCACCTCGCGCCCACCCGTCAGACGGTCCTGTGCCGTTCGCAGCGCGGTGTCTGGGCTGATGCCCATCTCTTCGGGGTTGGACAACATGCCCATGCCGCCCTTGAACTCACGCGCCCCGCGCTCATCCCTGATCTCGGCAGCTCGGGCATCGGCCCGCTCGAAGCCTTGCGCCTCTGCTTCTTGCTGGCTGCGTGCGTACTCGATCTTCCGGTCCATCTCACGATCCAGCTCGGCACGCCGGTCAGCAATCGACTGCACCCGCTTTTTCTCTTCGCTGTTGGCTTTGATCTGGCTGTCCATGACCTCCATACCGGCCCTTGACGCTCCACCCAACGCGCCCCACAAAATTCCGCTCATACGCCCTCCGGTGCGGACTCGCCGCTGTCCATGCCACCCAGTATTTCCTGCATCTGCTCGGGTGTTGCGCCAGAGCTTTTCAGGATCACTTCAATGAACGCCGCCATACCCTCGGCCACATCGGCATCGGTCACCTCCATCCCAGCCTTGCGTCCCACATCCACAACGTGCGCGATCAGCTCCACGCCCACCGGAATCATTAGCTCGCCGGGGAAGGTGCCGTTGCCCACCTGGGCGATGAACTGCACCACCGAGGAGATACCCTCACCGATCTTCTGCGGCATGGTCTCTGAGCCGTCCATGTAGGCCAGGGTCTGCTCTCGGCTTTCCTCCTCGAACATGATGCGCAGCCCGGCCTTGACCGCCTGGGTGTGCATTTTCTGCAACTCGGGCGGGATCGTCATCTGGGAGCGAAAGCTCTCGGGGTTGATTGCAAACTGTTCCATCTGGTCTCCTTAGAGTCGTGAGCTTTGGTTGAGAATGCTGGCATTGAAGCGAGCCCTGTCCGCATCGAGCTGGCGCTGGCGAGCCTCAAACTCGTCCTGAGAGGCTTTGGCCCTGCTCATGCCGTCCATCGCGCCCAGGCCCACCTTGGTGAGTTCGGGGTTGTCCTTCAGGTACTTGCCAAAGTTACTGAGCATTCCCTTGGCGGTGTCAAAGCCGCTGGTGGCGCTGCCAGGATCGGGCAACGAGATGGGGTTTACCGATGGGGCGTTAACGGCCAAGGAAGGCACGGTGTTGGGGCCTGCGACCGCAGGGGTCAGGGCTTGAGAGGACGGCGCACTCAGGCTGTAGCTGGACGCCGCAAACGACGGTACAGCAGAAGCGGCAGAGTTCAGCAAACCGGTTGCCTGCAATCCCTGGCCTGCTGTGCTGGCAGTCAAGCCCAAACCAGAGCCCGAACCCACTTTGAGGCCCAAATTGCCCGAGTTTCCCGCCGCATCGGCAAGCGAAAACGACGAGCCAGCCGCGCCGCCCGCCGCTTTGCTGGCCGCACCAGACAGGCTCGCAATCCCGCCCAGGGCCGCACCCCCCAGCCCGACAACCGCGCCAAACTTCATCAGCTTTTTGTTGCCGGTGGCAGCACCCAGCGCCGTGCTCACACCGCCCACGATAGCCATGCCTGCGGCCAGCTTTGCCAAGCCTACGGCGCCTACAAAAGCGCCTGCCCCCGCTGCCGCCCCGGCAACCCCTGCAACTATTGCTACAACTGGCATGTGATCTCCTTGCCGAACGCAAGCTCGGACATTAAAAAAAAGTGGTATCGGTCGTCGCTCCAAGTGCGCTCGAAGCCGAAAACTTTGTTGAACCGCTGGTTGGCCGTGTCGCCATGCTCCACCCGCGTGGTGAGGAAGCCATAGCGCTCAAACAGCGGTCGCAGAAACTCGCGCATCTCGGCGCGGCGCAGGCGAAAGCCTGGGTGCAGGTGGCAGTGAAACTCGCTGCCTTTCATCAAAGCGAAGCCCGCGCGCGCACCGTTCTGGTGGTGCTCGATCAGCTCCCAGTCCGGGAGCGCACGGGCGGCCTCGATGAGCGGGGTCATGCGAACCGGTCATAGTCGCTGACCGATCCAAGCAGACCGCCAGAGGCCAGACCACCAGCGGCGGTGCCTGGGCCTGTCGTGGCCGCGCCGGTTGAGTTTTGGCTCGCATCCGAAGCCACGCTGTACCGCCCCCCCATTGTCTCGAACACGATACCGGCCTGCTTGGAGAAGATGTCGAACTCTGCCCCCGCCTCGTTCTTGAGCTTTACCTTGGTATCAGCGTCAAAAGCTGGGTTGTTGTCGGTCTGAGCGACCCGGTTCAGATACAAGTCGTACTGAGTATTGACCGATGAGATGCTGTTGATTTGCAGGGCGTGTTTGTGCGCCAACTCAGTGGCCGTCACGCGCGTACTGACCTCAAGGTCCCTTGTTTCAAGGTCGAAATTCAGTCGGCTATTGAACTGACTGCCGCTTTGCGTCAGCTTGTCTTTGTCCAGCGCAAGCCCTTCGTTAAACTGGGCGTTGTTTTGATTGAGCTGGTCTCTTTGCAGGCCCGAGGTCACACCGAACTGAGTAGCGTTTTGATTTAGGTTTCTGTCAAACTGGCTTCCGCTTTGCGTGAGCTGATCTCTTTGAAGACCTGATGTCACGTCGAACTGAGTAGCGTTTTGATTTAGGTTTCTGTCAAACTGGCTTCCGCTTTGCGTGAGCTGATCGCGCTGCAAGTTAAGGTTGCGACCGAACTGGCTCTCGTCTTGCGCCAGCCTCTTGTCTAGCTGCAAGCCATCAAAGGTCCGGCTGTTGCCGTCGCGTGAGAACACATTGGTCGCATCTTGGTTGGCCCGGCCTTGGCTGAAGTAGGTCTGCGCATCTGGCCCCGCAATCTCAATCGCCTTGCCAGTGGCCGCTTCAATGGCCGCTTGCTGCGCCATCGAGGAGTTCAGCAGCCCTCGGCCCGCCATCGACTGCATCGCCCGGTTGGCCGCTTGCTGCACCACGGGGTTGGTGTAGTTGCCTTGGGCATCGGTACCCAACAGGTTTCTGATGCGACCCTCAATGGTCTCCTGCGGTGCCACCTCTCTGGAGGTTGGTCCAGCGTAGGAGGGGGCCGGAGCTGGGGCCGGTGCGGGGGATTCCGTTTTTGTTGGCTCAGTAAACGTGCGGGGACGGAACGTGTCTACGACCTTGATCTGCGGGGGGATTACCGGTGCTGTTGGGGCGGCAGGTGCAGGTGCAGGTGCTGGTGCTGTTGGGGCGGCAGGTGCAGGTGCAGGTGCAGGTGCTGCTCTCGGCGCGGGTGCAGGTGCAGGTGCTGGTGCCGAGCGTATCCACTCTCGTCCCTCACCCGCCCCAAACTTCTCGTAGTGGGTTCTCGCAAAATCATTCAGATTCAGGTTGTAGTTATTTTGCAGGAAAGAGGAGGCGACATCTTTGTTTGTAGCAAGGTAATTTGTCGCGTCAATGCTGCGGTAATTCTGTGTGGGGCTTGTCTGACTGGCGCTTGCCGCGACCTGTGGCTGAGATGCCGTCGAAAGCATACCGCCAGCAGCAGGTGCCGCGCTTGGGGCAGCACGCTGCTCGGCCTGACCGAACTTCTGGTAATGCGTCTCAGCAAACTGACCTGCCGTCATGCCGTAGCTGTTCTGGGCAAATGCCTTCGCCACGTCCGGGTTGGCTGCGAAATAAGCGCTCATGGTTGGCCTTTTGTTTTGGTTGAGATAAGCGCCAGCAAGTCTTCGGGCGTCACCCGGCGGCGCGGATTCACCCCGGTGATGGCGAGCCAGCACCATTCATAGCAGTACATGCGCGAACTGTCCGACACGCGCCACGGCAAGATGAAGGCCAACAGGCTGAAAACGTCGTACCGCGTGCCCTCAAACTCTCGGAAGAGAGCCTGGGCCAGCTCGTCAGCGTCGCCCAGGTCAAACAAGTCCCACCCCTCGGGCCGGAATGTCTCGCTGTGCAGACCGTTGGCGAGATTGCTATGCATTAGGTCGCCGTCGATCACAATGCCCGCGTGGGGGTAGCGGGTGACAAGCCGTGCGGCAGTGAGCCAGTGAAACAGCCTCTTGAACAGGCCGGTCGGTGGCGCGTGCTTGAGAGCCAGTTTCACAGGGCGTCCCCAATCGACACTGGCCAGCTGCTGCTGATGTCGTAGCTCTCGGGCGCGTCGCTTGCTTCCATTGCTGCGCGGTGCGCTTGCGCGGCATCGTCAATGGCGGCGATCGCCTGAAACCCTGAGCCCAGGATTTGCGCAGCAAGTGCCGCTGTCATGTCCACCGTAACGCCGGGCACCATAGTCCGCCAGCCGGGGCGCAACACGGCGCCGGGCGGGAATGAGGAGCCCATCAGGACCAGTGCGCTGTATTCGCCCACCGCCTGCTGGGTGCTCAAAAACCAGTTGCCGCCGACCTTGGCCCCGCCGTCAAACCGGCGCCGGTCGCGCTCGGCCTTGATGCGCTCCCATGCAGCGGCCTGATCCGCTGAGAACTTGGCAACCCTTGCCGCTTCTGCCTCCTCCTGCGTCAGCTTGCGCCTGAAGTAATTCGGGTTGGTCAGTGCATTTGCAAATGCCTGTACCTCTTCGCGGCTGCTAAAAGGAACCAAGGTTTCCGGGTTGTAGTTGGGCAAATTGCACTCAAGCAGCCCGTCGCTTGTTGTGACATGGGATGTTAGATCGTCTTTGATTTCAACAATCATTTTTCAGTTCCTACCAAAGACCAATCAGCATAGTAATTCACGCATGAAATTACATCTCCTTCAGTAAGGTCTAGCTTGAACTGTGATCCCGATAGACTAGTTGCGCTGGAAGACTGAGTGATAGATAATAGAGTGATGCCGTTTAGGGCTAGACCGATGTTGCTGTTAGGACAGGCAAAACCAGAGAAAGTTTTTGCAGCAGGGACAGTGTACAAAACGACAGCATTTGTCGCCCGCACAGCAATTGTTTTTGTGACGGCGGGCTGTAAAACTGCAATATTCATCAAAGCCATAATATATTACTCCTAATTGCTTGGTTGGCAAGGTTTGCGGCTTCAAGTCACTTCAACACCGCTGGCATGAACCACATAAGGCATTTCACGAACAGGGAACTGCTGCAAATGCTGCTGCCGATGACCCACCATCACAGCCGTGGTTTGTCCAAGCATTGCAAACGGCGTGCCGGTAATCTGCGTCATCAAGGGAGGCGTCACATTGGTGTCAATAACAGCGCAAGCGCTGTACTGTCCGTTGTTGACAAACACAACCCCAGGAGCCAGTGAAATCATCTGGTTGGCGTAAGTTGTTGACGGATTCGAAGCGAACACACTGGCATGGGTCGTTGAGACAAGTGTTTTCAGATTCTGAATGTTAAAGCTAAAATCGCCAAAAGTAACAATGTTGGTTACGTCGAGACGGCTGGTGTTAATAACCCCGCCAATAAATTCGGTTTCAGCATGACCACCCAGAAAATTAGTGACAACACCAGTGGTCATGTTGACCTTGAAAGTTGTGCCGTTTCCGCCAGTCACTCTGAGATACATATGCCCATCAAAAGAGTCCACCCAGCCTTTGTTGGATGAACCATAACCCGCTGTAACTTCGTTGGTTATCAGGTTGGAGGCAGCAGCAAGCGTCTGGTGGTTGTATCGGTAGATGATTGCTTCTGTGAAGGTTGATTTGCCGTAAATAAACGTGTCGTCTGAGGCAATGGCGTATATGGTTGTCGGCCAATTATAGACACCAATGTTTGCACCCAAGTTATTCAGAAGATAAAGTGTGCCGCCATTGGTGTAAGCAAAATTAACAACCCCATTTTTAATAAACGTGCAGCCGCTGTAGAAAGTGGTATCTGTGCCTGTTGCCACCGTGAACGCCGCTGCTATCTCGTTGAGCACGCTTTGACCGGTCATCGCTGCAAAGTAAGCAGCGTCGTTTTCTCGGTTGATGGTGCCAACCCGAAACCCGGCGGTGGTGCGCAGCAAAACCGAAAACGGCTCTGTTATCGGAAAAAATGGCCGTGTAATTGTAGTAGAAGGCACCTCTGGCTGTATCTCAAGAGAAAGCGTAGAGTTGACATCCACCACCTGAGAGCCAGCCATAGACAGCACAACGTTTCGGGCGTCCATTGGCTCGGTAAGGGGCACACCATTGAGCATGAGAACCGCCTTTGGATTGAACTGACCAATTTGCAAAGGATCATTGATCGGCTGCAATACCTTCAGGTACACATCCTTGACGACCGCCCGCGTGGTCGCGTCTGTGGTCACCAGGGGAATGGATAGCACCCCATTTGTGGGAGTTGGAGCAACCGATTGATTGGCAAAAACTTTTAGGGTATCTGGCATTTTTTATCCAATCAGCTAAATTTGTATTGAGAGACGAACGCGCTGGACACCACCCAGGCAGAGCCCGCGCGGACGTAGCCTTCACCGTCAGTTGGTGCGTCAAAGACAACGCCTGTTACGTTGCCGGTTTGCCCATTGACGCTGGACACGCCCGCCACGGCGCTGATGCCTTCGACCCAGGCACTGCCGCTCCACACCCGCCACTTGTTGAGCGCTGTGTCGTAGTAGGTGGCACCGGCCAGCAGCGCGGCACCCTGGTTGTCCAGCGTGGGCGGGGTGGTTTTGTTTCCCAGGTTGAACTTTGCGGCTCGCAGGTAAGCAGGCTTCTCGGCCAGGACAAAGGCCGCAGCAATCTCGGCGTCAACTTCTGAGGCTGCTGCGTTATCTCTAAGGGCGGTCGTCTCGTCTCGCGTGACCAAAGCCTGGGCAGCACTGGCAGCAGCCGCGTTCTTGGCCGTCTCCACATCCACCACGTTGACCATCAACTGCAATCGAGCCGTTGCGATGTCGCTCGCCAGCACGCCCGAGGTGTGCTGCACCAGAACCGCGTAGATGTCTTTGGTGATCGAATCGCGCAGCACCTCGTTCCTGAAGTAGAGCTGGCCCGTAGACCAGTCACCCCGAAACCTGCCGGTGGGAAATGCCAGCACATTGCCTGCGCCGTCGAAGCCCAGCGTGAGGTTGGCGCGTTGCCCTGCTGTCAGGGCCAGGGTCTGGTCAGTCGTGCCTGCGGGCAGCTTCAAGGCCCGGTTCACATCGGTGTCCAGCACGCCCAGGCCCGTGGTCAGCTCGTCCAGCGCTCGGTTCACATCCTCGGCGCGTGCGGTATCGAAGCGCAAGAAGCGCTTGAGGCTGACCGGCCAATTAAAGTAGCGGGACATTTTTGGTGTTCTCCTATCGGGCCAAGCCCAAGACGGCGTACTGCAACAGCAAGCCTTGCAAGGTGAAGGGAAGGTCGGTGGCCGACTCATGGAACAGCAGCAGGCCCATGTTCTTGCCCACGCCGTCGATGTTGGCCTCCGTCTGGGTGATGACGGGGAGCGACCAGAAGAAGGCGTCCCAGCCCTGCACGCCCCACTGCCCGCCGATCCCTTGGGCGGCAGAGCCTTGGGTGAGGGTGGTGTCGTAGGTGCCGTCGGCGTAGTTGAACTGCTGGCGAAAGTTGATCGTCACCCGCCCCGGCGCGTCCATCTCCAGCTCCAGCTTCCTGAAGCGCTTTTTGTTGGCCGGGCTCTTGAGCTGGTTGAAGTGCAGGCGCAGCACCGAGCTGATCGGCTCGCCATCAAAGGAGGTGCCCACGTCCTCACGCATCACAAAGCCGTCCTCGGTGCCAAAGAACAGGCCCTCTTGGCCGCTGGGCATGTCGCCCGCGCCCACGCACGCCACCCGGTGCGCGTACTGCCAGCGCGAGAATGAGATGTCGCTGGGCTTGATGACCGCCTCGGGCGAGAGAATGGCCGCTGCCAGCACCGTGTCACCCGCGTAGAGCCGGTACTGAAACTTGGTCCGGGCGATGCGAGAAGCGCTCGCCAGAGGGGTCAGGCCGTCCAGCAAGGGCTTCACGTCCCGAGAAAAGATCGAGGGCTCAAAGTCGCCAAATGACTGCGTGGCCTGCAAGCTGGTCAGGCCCCGGTCGTCCAAGAACATGGCGCTGCCACTGCTCTCTTGCACCGTGCCTGGGCGTGCGCCCGCGCTTTGCGAGTACGACTCCAGTTGCCAGTTGAGGCTGGACGATCCGCTCAGAATGTTGATGCGGTTGGAGCAAAAAATACCCAGCGTTGCGCCCTTCATGCTGGTCATGCCGGTGATCGTGTCACCCAGCCCGAACAGGCCAGCGGTGGTGGTGTAGAGCAGCGGGTCGCCCAGGTTTGAGGTCTGCAACTGGCCCGAGGGGTAGGCCAGGAACAGGTGATCCTTGTGGGCGTTGACCAAGTACGGCTTGTCCGAGAAGTCGGCAAGCCCAATCTCCCAGTCGGCGAACGTGCCCGCGCCCACCACCGAGGTGATGTTCACGGTCAGCGTGGGCTGGGTGAAAGCTGTGACCGTGCCCACCATGCGGTTGGCCGCGTTGGCGAGGCTGTAGACGATAAGAGTCTGGCCCACCGCGAACGTGCGCGCAGGCTGAACCACCGTGAACGCCCGGCTTCCCGTGCCGATCAGGGTGCTGCTGACGCTGGTGGCCTGGGTCGAGAAGATCGGTGCAATCGAGCTGAAAACCGCCCCGTCCAGGCGAAACGGCACATTGCGCCCATCGCAGCCGTACAGCGCCACCGTCTTGGCAGAACCGGTGAAGTTCGCCACATCAAAGTCAAACTTGCCACCGGGCAACAGGCCCGAACGAATAGATTGCCAGCCGGCAGCGGTGGCCTTGAAGATCGTGCCCGATGTGCCATCCAAGGTGTCTCGCACAGCGTACACCTCGCCCAAGTACACCGCCACACCGCGCACCGGCCCGCCCCCAGGCACAGCGGTGATGTTGGTGCGCCTCGCTTGCTGCGCCAAGGCCAAGAGCGCATCGGCCCCCACCTCGCCGCTGGAGCCAAGGCGGGTTGGCCCGTCTGCGGTGGCTACTGTCACGCCCGCTACTTTGATGGCCTCGTTGTCGGCAAACGCACCCGTGTTGACCGCCAGCACCAAGATGCTGCCCACGACCGCAAGCACCTGGGCATTGGCCGTGGTGCCGGTCACGGTCTGGCCCACAGCAATGGGGGTCACCACCGTCTTGATGTTCTGGATGCTGTAGACGGCCCGGTGCGGCTCGGGCCTGCCATCAAAGCGCTCGTAGCCGTCGATGCGCTTGTAGCCCTGCTTGCCGAACACCTGCTCGAAGTTCAAGCACTCCGACATTCGGCCCGGTCGCACGTTGAGCGCACCGCTAACCAAGTCCAGGCCACCGGAGAGCGGGGTGTAATCGACCAACGTGCTCAAGCCAGCGCCCCAGCCATCTGGATGGTAGGCAGCTCCGAGAGCCACATCTTGCGCAGAATGATCTGGTACTGCTGGTTGGCCGCACCGTAGAGCGCGGTGTTCTCGTCGTGGGCGCACCAGTACATGACGGCCCGCCACACAATCGCCATGTGGTAGCGAGCGGGCATCACCGGGATGTCCACGTTGTCCACCAGCGTGTCCGGGTTCTTGATGTACTCGATCACCGCCGTCAGCCCATCTTGTGGCTCGGGGTGGAACTGGATCGACTCGTCAGGGCGCTTGGCGCAATAGACCGGCACGCCTTGGACGCCCGGCTGGGCCATGTCGCGCATCTCTTGGTAAGACACAAGACACAGCCAGTGCTTGCTGCGCGGGCCGTCCTGGGTGCGGTAGACGTAGACCGGCTCTTGCGCCAGCTCACGGTAGTCCAGACCCCAATCGTTGACCGGCGCATAGACCGCCACACCAGCGGTCAATGCCTGGGTGTGCTCGGCCCAGTTGTAGCGCCACGGCTGGAGACTCTGAATCTCCTCGTAGGCGGTTTGCACCCAGGCCACCAACTTGGCGCTGATGCCGACTTGGCTTTGCACCGCCGCAGGCCCGTCACCCGAGATGCCGCATTCTTGGCGCACCCGCTTGGCGATCTCCAAAAAGTTCATGGCAGCTCCAGTTTTGTTGACGAATTATCTCTTACGGTTGACTCAAAAGCCAGCGTTTATGCCGCCTTGAGCTGCTGGCGCAACCAGTCTCGACCCTTGGGGTTGTCGTCTCGCGTGACCGAGAAGGGGAAGCGCAGTGCGCTGTGCTTGTCGATGCGGTTCACGACCGTGTCCCCATTGATCTGGGTGCTGGTGCGCAACGAGGTCTGACGCGCATCGGCCAAGATGTTCACGAACTTGCGCTTGACTGTCTGGCGCTGGCCCCGGATGAAACGCTGGGCAATGCCCTGGCAGTAGACATCGACGATGGGCTGGGCGTTGTCGTCCGTGGACTCATGGACCTCGACCTCGATCTTCTCTTCCATAAAGGCCAGCTCTGCGGCGTAGCCATCAAGCTGGATGTTCTGAACAATCTCGATGCCATCTTCGTGCATGGCCGAGCGGTCAAGCAGGCCCTCGGCGGGCATGTCGATGTGGGTGTGCTGGCCGACATCCATCTCATCGGTGTCGAGTCGGTTGGGAATACCTCGGGGCATATGTTCTCCTTTGTGGGTTGGTAAAAAAGGGCAGACCCGCAGGCCCGCCCTCTCTCATTCATCAGGCCAAGTTGGGGGTGCCAACCAGCAAGCGAGCGCCAAAGCCGTCGTTCAGCACGCGAGATGCCATGTAGGTCTTGGCACCGATGAAGCCGCGCTGGCCGAGTGGGTCGTTCTTGTCCTTCTCGCCTGGGGCGATGTAGGTCACGTCGACCGAATCCATGCCGCGCAGGGCCACCTGCCCCCACACGTCTTCGCCCACCACGATCACGGGGTACACGTCAATGTTGGTGCCACCGGTCGAGAACAGACCGGTGGCACCAACAACGGCACCCGTGTTGATGTTGGCTGCGAGTTCGGGCGAGAGCACGAAACGGAACGACTCAGCCGAGCCGATCTCCTGCTCATGCACCAGCTTGCGCTGGCCGTAGTCGGCGATGTGCTTGAAGCCGGGCAGCTCGCGGATTGCAGGCTCCAAGTCGGTCGAGCAAAACACCAGATAGCTGGCCTCGACCGCCTTGGTGCCCATGTTCGGCGAGGAACTCAGGATGGTGGTCACCATCTTGGAGTGGTTCGCCTTCAGGCTTCGGGTGATGCGGCGCAGCAAGTTGATCGACAGCGTGCCGTTCACGGTGCTCACGCTGTTGCCGGTGCCGCCGTAGAACACATTGGTCATGCCCTTGAGCGTGCCGTATCGCACCATCTCGCGCAGCAATCCCACGCGCTCGCCGGTCTGCTTTTTCATCTCAGCCGGGATGTCGTCCTCGTACAGATCGGCGGTCTTGTCGGTCACCGCGTACAAGCAGGCGTACTGCTGGAGCGTGACCGTCACATCCACAGCGGTCAGCGTGTCAGCAGATGGCGTCACGCCCTCGGTGGTGATGTGGTCCGTGGCGTAGCTGTTGACGTTGGCCCCGGTGATCCAGCGGTTGTCCACGCCGCCGTAGGGCACGAAGCGGCGAAACACCACGTTGTCGCCCGAGTTCTTGGGCATCTGCTTTTGCATACCCGTGATGCCCAGCACCTCGACGGGCATGGCGTGGGCGAGGATTTCGCCCTTGAGTTTGTTGACCCGAGCGGGCTGGGTATTGAAGTTTTGAATAGCCATTTTGGATTGCTCCGTAAATCAAAAGGGTTGACTACACGCCACGCACAGATTTCCATCCGGCGAGAAAGGCGTCGTTTTCCGTCTGAGCGGGGGGCGGCTTTTGTCCACCCTTGGGTGTGACAGCAGCTTCCAGCCGGTTCTGACGAACTTGCTTTGCTTGTGCGGCCTGGGTTGCCTTAGATTTCCACGCCTTGAATGTCGAGAGGCTGTTGCCCACCGACAGTGCGTCCCATGAGTCGTCCACGATCTGCAACTCCTCGGGCGACAAAGTGCCCTTCCATTGCGTGAACTCGTTGCTTGAAGGGATCGTTCGCCAGTCCGGGTGCATGACCGACAGCAGCTTGGTCTCGTTCACCTTGCCTGCTGCTTCCAGCCGCTCGTTCACGATCCGCTCCACCGCATCGGAGTCAAAGCTGGAGCCTTGCAGCCCCAACAAATCTTCTCGAAGCGCCTCGGCCATCTCTGGATATTCGGCTGTCATCCGGTCCAGCTTCGCATCGAACTTCTGCACCTCCTGGCGCGGCTGATTGCGAAGCTGATCGAGCTGCTGCTTGTACGAGCCCAGGGTGCCAAAGACTTTCGCCTCGCGCTCCTTGAGCTTGTCGACCTCGCTGACCTTATCCAGCAAGGCCAGCACCTCGGCCTCGGTGTACCTGCCAAACAGCTTCGCGACTTCAGGCACTGGTGTGGCCTCAGTTCCTTGTGCGGAATCAAAGCCCTCCAGAAATGCTGCGTCGTCTTGCGGCGCGGCTTCCTGTTCTGCGGTCGGTTCGGCGGGCGCAATCTGCTCTTGCTGCACCTCTGGCACTGCCCCTGGCGCTACTTGCTCTTCCTCCAAGCTCATGGTCTTTCCTCAGTTTCCCAATCCACAGTGGGATAGGTGTCCATTGCCTCGGCCTTGTCGGTCGGGGCACCATCACCCGGCTCTCCAGAGAGGGCCAGGAATGCTTTGCACTGCGCGATCCTGCCGCGCAGATACGTTGTTTCGTCTGGGCTCAGTGGCCCGTCGTTGCGCCGCCGCAGCGTGTCCAACTGGGTGCGCCAGTGCGCCTGTAGCTTCAGCCACAGGGCGCTGCGTTTGTCGATGGCGTCGAGCTTCATTGCTGGTAGCTCTCGCCTGGGCGAGCCTGCTGGGGTGGCTCAATCGGCGGTGTGGGCATCAGGTCTGCTGGGGCCTTTACACCGGCCAACTCCTTCACGGAATTGATCTTCATGGCCTCTCGCGCCAGCTCAGACTTCACGCGGTCAAGCGACAATTTTTCACGGTTGGCGTAATCCAGCATTGCCAAGTCACGGCGCAGCTCCAGCTCTGTCATCTTCGCCATGTGCATGGACTCATCGCGTCGGGCGCGAGAATTGACCAGTACGTTGTCGCGGTCGGTATCGATCCGCATCTTCTCCACGCTGGCGGCAACCTCCTGGCCCGAGGTCTGCACGCGGGTCTCGTTGTCCATCTGCGCTTTCTGGAGCGCAGTCTGGGTGGTGAGCTGTGCCTTTTGCATGTCCGCATCGACACGCATCTTGGCGATCTCCAGCGCCGGGTCTTGCGGTGGTGGCTGCTGCTCCATTGCCGCCTTCTTGTCCTCGTCCATCAGGAAGCGCGAGGGGTCCAGGCGCTGAGACTTCAGGGTCTCCATGAACCACTTTTCAGGGTCAATGCCAAAGGCCGGGTTGGTCGCCAGCGCACCCATCTGCATGATCGACTGACTCTGTGCGTCGCGTTCAACCAAAGCGGTTGACCCCCTGGCGTCAATTTGGAAGTCGCCTTTGGCGGCGTCATCGTCGCCGTAGAGCATCAGCCACTCGTAGTAGCGCCGAATGTGCGGCTCGGTCACCTTGTCATCGAACAGCCGGGCGATGCGTCTGAGCACCGTACCTGCGTTGTTCTGCATCATCTGCATCCCGCCCACGGTGTCGGGTGCGTTCGTGTTCTGGCCTTGCATCATCGCGGGCAGACCGGTCACGTCCTCGGCCATCTTCATGGCGTACTGAGCGATGTTCATCAGCTCTTGCTGCATCGTCGGGATGTTGAACACCATGAACGCCTGCTGCACCGCGCCTGGGTCCGCGTCCTCGTTGGCCCACCAGAACTTGCGAGGCGTCATCTCCCACTTGCCATCAGCCGGCACGATAGCGCCCTTGCGCGCCACGATCTGAGGCCCGGCAGACAGGCCCGCGTTGTCGTTCATGTTGCGGATCGCACCGGTCAGCATCCGCTGGGGCACGTTGATCTGCATCGCCACCCCAGTGCCGTAGGGCAGGCCGCTCTTGCGCTGCCACGCCATCACGTCATAGGGGAACTCGCCGGAGTCCAGCGGGTTGATCGCGGCCTTGATAACCCGGTTGTTGACCATCGTCACGACACAGTGCGCGGTCACGTCGCCCTCCTCTGGCACGTCCACACCAGCGGCTTCCAAGTCTTCGCGGTCGGCGCAGCCGTGGTAGTACCAGACATCGAACACATCGCGGTCAGAGGCTTTCACCTTGGCCTTGTAGCCGGTGTCGCCCTTGGCACCTGGACCCTCTTCAATCACCTTGTCGATCTGGCTCCCAATGTAGCCGTCAAGCTTCTTCAGCTCGCGCAGCGACTTGGCTGAGAGGCTGTCCTTCTCCCACACACCAGAGCCGTCCTGCACGTTCTCGCCGCAGGCCCCATCGGGGTACAGGTTCCAAGGGCTGATGCAGCGCGACTCGGGGCAGATCGACTCCTCGATCACCAGCCTCACGGTGCCGTTTTCCTGCTGCATCCTGCGGCTCTTGCGCCGGGCCGGGGTCGGTCCTTTCAGGATGCCGGTGCCCAGGCGAGCGCAGTCCTCGATCATCTTCCTGACCTCGGCGTGCCACTGGCACTGGATCAGCCAGTCCTCGATCTGGGTCGTTGCCAGCTCGCAGGCGTCCTTGGCCTGCTGCTCCTCGGCGTCGGCCATCGCCTGCGCCTGCTGGGCTGGGTCGAGTGGTGGTGGCTGCGGTGGCATCCCGGCCATCTCTGGCGGCATCCCAGGCATACCGGGAGGTTGTCCGGTCATTCCCATTGGTTGACCGGGTGGCAAAGCTGTCAAGGGTGCAGGGCCTGCACCCTTGATTCTCATAACCAGTTGCGGCTTGGGCGTCGGGCTCAGACCCCACGGCGTGTCATCCGTCGGCAGCAGCATGTCGGACACTCGGGCAGACGCGGCGTCCACATAGGGCCGGGTGATGTTCATCACCACCGTGCTGCGCGTGGCGCTCCTGCTGCGTGCGCTGGTGACCACGCCACCCTCGGGCGAGACAGGCTTTGCCATCTTGCTGTCACCCCGGCTGGCCTCGTCAATGCCCTGGTATGCATCCTCTGCGGCGTGCCACTCCTCTTCGATGCCGCACTCCCGGCGAGCGGCCACCGCCTCATCGCGCTTGCGCGCCAGTGAGGTGCCGAACGCCTCCACCCGAGCAATCAGAGGCTGATCGAGGTCATCGTCTGGCATCAACTCGGTGTCATTCATGTCTTTATTGTCCTGTATTTCGTCTGCTTGCGCCAGATTGCATTGGTTTTGGTCATCACTGGATGATGGGACGCTGGTACACGCAGACCAACCCAGGCCGGTCAGCTCGGGCCGCATCACACACCGCGTCGAACGTCGCCCGGTGCGGGGTTGGCGGTCTCTT